CACTGGGATAAGGATGAATCTGAACAGGTTGAGCGATCAAAGCGAGAACCACGTATTCCAATGTCCGTGGATTGGACGGATGATTTACAGGCAAATATCGAACTCACACAAGGTATTTTTAATAATACATATCCGGGTATGAAACTTTCTGGATCACTTGCGTATAATCCTATTGCTATTCCGATCTGGTTCATGGGAATACCGATACCAAAAAGCAAAATTGCTAAAGAACAAAAAATTCTCGACAAGCTTGTTGAAAAATATATTACCAAAATTAAACAGATTCATTTGCAGGGAAACCGTGACGGTATTATATGGGTTTTCCCATTTTATTCAGCTAAACTTGGCAAGACGGTTGTTGAGTTTATACCAGATAATACAATAACGAAAAATGGGATTATTCGTGATATTGAAACCCGTGAGATTGTAGAAATAATAACACTTGAGGATATAACGGTATCAACAGGATATAATGAAACCGCTCGTGTAAGGCGGCAACGTAATTTCAGACGTGATTCACTTACGGTGACATGGACAGCTGAAACCGGAAAGGTGCCTAACGAATTAAAAAACGTGCGGATGAAAAATCCTATCGGTATATTGCCGATACCTTTTGCAAACAATAAAGAAGGTGACGATGTGCGCGGTCATTCAGACCTTGAGCGGATATTATCGTTATTGAAAGATCGGCATGACATCAAATTGGCATGGTCAACCATGTTGGCAAAGTTCAAAGTTAAAATGATTCAAGAGGTTGATAATGTTGATACATGGATGGCACAAAATGGAATCACGGCAATAAATGAAATCGAAATCGATAGAGTTGATTTCATATTTAATTTAAAAGACAAAGAAAAAACATCGTTTATTTTTCCGACCGGTGCATATGAAGCTTATAAACAAGCTCTTGAGGTTAACTTTTGGGAAATAGTGGAGGGATGTGGCATACCTGAAATGTTATGGGGGCCTACTACAACCGGAAATCATGCATCATCAGCCGAACAAATGACCAATCTTGTTAAGTTTGTACAGGATAAGCAGGGTCAATATACCGACTCGCATAAACAATTATTTACCGCGTTACTTAAACTTGAATCTATATCACGTATGCAACAATCAGAACCGGAAATAACGATTGAATGGAACTCGCTTGATGCTATTAGCGAAAAAGTGCGGTCGGAAATTTTAGGCAGTTTTGCTAGTGCAATTTCAGCGTTGATTAACTCGGCAGGTATCACAAAAAATCAGATTTATGAATTTTACAAAAAGATGTATCCTGAACAGACTACTGAGACGTATGATGAGTTTATACAGGGTATATCTGAAATGGCGGTGCATAAACAGTTTACAAATGAGACGTATATGAATGCACTTGGAATGAATGAGGATGACAGGAGTATGCCTGATGTAGTGCAGGAAGAGATACCAGCGGAGGGTGAGACGGTAGAGGCAGATACAATTGGCGATGAAACGGCTGTACAGAATAAGAAAAAGTTTAACGGGGGGCCGGGGTCGGGGAGGTATCCGGCTGGTAGTGGAAGCGGAGATAAAACGCGCACTATCCGAGATCATTTAATACGCGAGGGCGGCAAGGAAATGTTTGATCAAATTAAAAAAGATTTAGGGGAAGGAACTACAGATGAAGAAGCCAAAGAAACTTGGCGTGGAATAAATGCATATACTGGAAAAGGATATTCTGCCTTACGCAAGGCATCTATAGGAGAGAATGTAACGGATTTAGAAAATAAAACAGGTTTGCCTACGGATGAATTAGATAGTTATGCTGAAAAAATTGATAAATATATAGAGACTGCACCTGTATATGAAGGTATTGTTTATCGAGGAATAGGAGTATCTGAAAACATAGCAAATTCTTTTCAATTAGGGGATAGTATAGATATGAAAGGTTTTTCAAGTTGGTCAAGTTCAAAAGATATAGTAAATGAATTTTTAAAAGATTCTAAAGGATATAATAAAATTATGTTTATATTAAATAGCAAATCGGGGGTATCAATAACGCATATTTCCAATAGAGGAGAAGAAAAAGAAGTTTTATTTTCATCAAAATCAAGATTTAAAATAGAAAGTATAGAACAGAAAAAAGATTATAAAATTATAAATGTAGAGGAGGAATAAAATGGCTAAAGAAAATAAAAAACAAATACCGTTAATTAAAAGATGGGATGATGAATCAGAAGAAATAACTATAGAAAAACCTAAAAATGGTAAAACTAAAAAATGACACAATCCCAATATAACGCTTTATATCTGCAAGCAAAAAAAGAACTTGCAAACCTTACTGCTACGACACTAAAAAAAATTCGTGCAGTTTATATTTCTGAATCAAAAAAAGTAGCCGATGAGATTTTAAAGGCGAAAACTAAAGGATTATCAAACTTAACAACTGATTCACTACAAAATATTTATAACCAATTGCAAGACTCAGCTAAAAAAATATCAGAAAAACTCGAAGACTTGCTTTATAGTGGTGTGGATAAATCTGCTGGCAATATCGCCGGAATCGATGAAAAATATCTACTTGATCTTATTGGTTTGACTGATGGGAAATTAACAAAAATTAGTATTGAGAATATGTTTCTTGCCGTAAATGATAACGCAATTAAATCGATGGTTGCTCGCATATATCAGGATGGGTATACTTTTTCAGAGCGAGTTTGGAATGTTGGCAAGGATTACCAAAATCAGCTTAAAGATATTATATCAGGTGGGATTGCGTCTGGTAGGGATGTGATTGATATAGCAGCAGATTTAAACAGTTATGTTAAAGATAGCAAACAGAAACTTATAACAAGATGGGGTGATTTTACCGAGGATTCACCAGGATGGCTAAAACGGATCAGGAAGGATGTGTATTATCCATCATTGCGTCTGGTAAGAACTGAGCTGTATTCGTCCTTGCGTGACAGTACGGAATTATCAGGTGCTATGAATCCGGCTTGTGAAGGGTTATATGACTGGATCAGGACAAATCAAACAGATTGGCGTTGTAAATGCCCTGAACATGAAGCAGGAAGCCCGTACACGAGAGAAACTCTACCAAACCCAGAAGATGTTCATACAAATTGCCTATGTCGCATACAGCCCCGCCTGCGTGATCGTCAACAGTTTTCTGATGATATGGTAGCGTGGGCAAACGGCGAGGATGTTGATTATATTGATGATTGGTATAATGAGTTTTATTCACAGGTGGAATAAATAATTATATATAAAGAAAGGATGCTAACAGTGCTTGATAAAGAATATAATTTTTATAAGAATAATAAAGAAACTCTCGATAAAAAATATGATGATAAATATATTGTAATTAAAGATACAATAATTATTGGTATATTTGATGACCATAATACTGCATTAACTGAATCTCTTAAAAATAATAAAGCAGGGACGTTTTTAATTCAGAAATGCTCAATAAGTAATAATCAAGTTAGAAAATTTCATTCTAGAGTAGAATTTGTAAGGGCATAATTCAGGTGGAATAAATATTTATTATCTGTTAGTAAAAATACTACTTAACAAATGTTTATATTTATGCATAAATATACTTGACATATGTTAAGCAGTGTGATACATCATTATGATATGGATGAAAATATTTTTAAACGTTTAAATCTACAAACTTACGAAGTAGAAAAACTTTCTATTGATCCTTCCGTAGTACCTAATCTTATTTCAGATGATCAATTAAAACTTTGGCAAGCAGGCGATACCGCCCCCTATTATAAACTTGTACAATTCAAATATCCCATTATGGCAAACGGTGAAAACTATACTGAAAATTATTTTGAGACCTATTTAAAAAAGCTTACCGATCATCCAATACCAGGAAGTAAATCCGGTCACGAGACAAAATATATGGCAACCGCTCCTACTGATTTTGTAGTAGTAGGCGGAAATATAGAAAAAAAAGGTGATGGAACCGGAAAAGCTTTATTAAAAGTATATGTCCCACCTAAAGGTGATAGTGATAATGAAACTTTTATAAAATCGCTTAAATCAAATATGGTTCATTTTTCTATGGTCTCTTATGTTAGGCAGGAAAAACTTGTTGAAGACGGACAGGATGTAATTTATAACAACGTGGAATCGCATCATGGCGAACGGCTTGACGCTGTTGGTTGGGGTGAGGGTGCTATGAAGCAGGTGACGAATAAAGAGGATGATGAATTTTTTTTATCCGCGTCTGATGAGTCATTGGATGGATTCGCTGAAAAATTGAATGCTGAAATAAAAAAACGTTACGATAAAGAAGGACAAAAAGTAAATACAAAAGGCGTAAGTAATGCCCGTGCATTGATAAAATCAGGTGATATTGATGAAACAAGTTCATGGTCATTTTCAGGTGACGATGGAAATAAACTTTTAGGCGATAACGGAGATGATTGGGC